AGTAGTCAGACACTGTGGGGCAGCGGTATGAACCTTCAAAACCAACCTGAAATGCTGCGAGGCATGTTCATAGCAGATAGGATGATGTTCGATGATTGACATTGAAAAGCTAGAACGTCTAGCGCACGAAGCAGAGGGTGCTGCACGTGCGATGTGGCAAGAAGTGTACGAGTTATCAAAAGCAATGCGTGATAATGATCATCCAGATACAGTCATTGCTGCTGATGACTACGGCTTACCGTCCTCAATAAAGATACCGACAATGCTGCAATTAACAGGGGCTGCTAAAGTCATGCACAAGCTTGTAAATTATGCAAAGAAAGACCCTGTATTGTGGCGAAAGATAATGTCAGGCCAAGAAGATTTTGATGCCGTGACGGCTTTCCTCAATCAAATCTTGATAAAGAAGTATGGAGCGATCAAATGATCAGACAGAAAACACATATCATTCCTCTCACACCATACACAACGGCTAGTGAGCGTGGCTTAGATATACACACTGAATGGGTGAAGATCAAAGCACGTAGCAAGTCACGCGATTTAGCAGAGGAACGCATGATCGCGTACATGGAGAAGTCGGCAGCGTATAAAGGCATGACGTATGAAGAAATGATTGAGTATGCAAAGGGCTTGCCATGAGGTTTGCACTGTCTAATCCAGAGAAGTTTGTGCAGCTTGTGAGCAGGATGAAAGATGATGCAGCGGCATTAGATGTGCAACTAAACGCAATCATGGTGGATTGGCGTTCGTGGCGCATCTTAGCGCAGTACATCAACATGACTGCTATGCGTGTGGGGCGATACGAGCCAACGCAACGATTGTTTATGTTTGGTGTAGAAATACAGCATCCCAAAGAACCACCACCAGTAGAGGAAAAAGAGGTAGAAGCATGACAACTCCCGCAATTAAACGGTCCAGAGAAGAAAGCTTAGTCTATGTGTACTTCGATGGCGCACAAGCAGAAGCGCGCATCGTAGGATGGGAAGCGAAGATCATCAAATGGAAGGATCAATTCGAACGTGCAAGACTCAACCCAGGATCATACGATGCTCACATCGCACTTGCCAGTGAAATGTTCAAGGTGCCATATGATAGTGTCCCTAAGTTTGACTATTACGATAGCACCAACGCAACACCCGAACACCCTGTCGGCAGCCTTAGTCTTAGAGCCATTAGTAAGCGATGCAGACATGGGCTTAACTACCGAATGCAAGCTGCTAGACTTGCGGCGACCACTGGCTTGTCCATTAAGGATGCTGAACTTGCCTATGCCGCTTACCATCGTGCAACACCAGAACTAAAGATATGGTGGAAGGTGATCATTGATGAAGTGTACAAGCATCGTGAATTGTGGACATGCCTAGGAAGGCGCATGGAGTTTCCAGGTAGTCGTATTGACGAGGACTTGCTCGACAGCATCATTGCATTCAAGCCGCAGTCAACACTAGGTGACTTCGTATGCAGTGTACAATACAAAGCACAAGAGGATGATCAATGGCCGCGCTATGCAAGAATACCGTTTAATAACCATGACAGTCTCACTGCATTGTGCAGAGAGCGTGATGTGCAACGCGTAGCGAAGATTATGCGCAAGTACGCCGAGAGTCCATTGATCATCCACGGTGAACCATTGATCATCCCCGCAGATTTCAAAGTCAGCTATGCGGATGAACAAGGTATGCATCGCTGGTCTAACATGAAGAAGCTGAAATTCGATGCCTAAGAGATCGCCAAGCAGCAAACAAGGTACACGCTACATCAAAGCTAGTGAACGCAGAGGCATTAAAGCAAAGCTATATGCGGCACAAGGCGGTGACTGCGCACTATGTGGCAGTGCTATGGAGTATGAGGATGCACACATAGATCACATCATACCCGTAGCATTAGGTGGCACAAACAGGTTCAACAATCTGCAACTAGCACACAGTTTGTGCAATCGGCGGAGACAAACAAAATGTATCGTGAAGCCGTAAAAGAGGGTACGTTTCTGGACAAGTATTTGCAGTACATGAGTCCATTAGAAACACCAGTAGGATATGACTTCTGGTGTGGAATGTGGTTAATCAGCAACGCTATTGGCCGTCGCATGATTGTGCGGCGGCCTAATGCGCCTGTGTTCCTGAACTTGTATGTTGTACTGTGTGCAGAAGCAGGAACCACACGCAAGTCAACTGCTATCCGCATGTGCGAACGTGTATTTCGTGCGGCAGGATTTCACAATGATATCGTTACAGTGACTGGAAACATCACACCAGAGAAGCTGCGTGAACAGTTAGCACTGCATACACAGACACACGATGCTGCATCATGTGCAATACTTGTCAGTGAGTTAGTCACATTCCTGGGCAAAGAGCAGTATGCCATCGCAATGCCAGGTATGCTGACAGACCTGTATGACTGTCCTGAATTGCGTGAATACAGCCGTATGTCAACTGATAAGACAAGCGTTCGCAACGTGTATCTCACCTTTGCAGCAGCATCCACACCTAGCTGGTTAGTGCGCGCAATCAATCCTGATGTAATCGAAGGTGGCTTTACTAGCCGTTGTCTCTTCATCATTGAAGAGAAGCGCAAGAGACTTGTAGCATGGCCAGAGGAACAGGACAACAATGTTGATGCATTAGCGGAACAACTACGCTCACTGCGCACACAAGCAGAGAATTGGTCCAAGCGTGGGATCAATCTAACTGAGAACGCTAAAGCTAGGTTCGTGCGGTGGTATGAGCAACGACGCGATGGCGATGCGAATGATCCATTCATTGCATCGTTTGAAGCTAGAGAGGATCATCACATACTGCGCCTAGCAGCATTGCTCAGTGCTAATGATGAAAGCTGGATGATTGATGCACACCACATCAATCATGCGATTAAGATCATTCAGCATAATAAAGCAGCAGCAGCAGATTTATTCGGTGCAAACAAAGAAGCCATGCGCATGACGAATGGCATAGACAAGCTGCGTACTGTGTTGCTAGAAGCTGGTGAATTAGGCATTGGTCAAAGCGAAGTACTATTCAAAACACGCAGACACTTAAAGACACGTGAATTGGAGTACGCATTAGCTATCATGCATGAAATGGAAATGGTGCAGCGCTTTGACGTAGCAACACAGGGCAGGCGCAAAACAGTGTGGCGCGCTACTAACCGAATACTAGCGCGCAATCTTAACTCACTGATGCTTGAGAAGCTAACTGATGTTTAGCGATGTATGCGCGGAAACTGATCAAGGCCCTTCATCGGATCAATGTCAGCAATGCGCACACGCCGCCCTGTATCATCAGATAGATCAGCTTCAACACTCAACATAGCTTGGTATATCTGTGCGTTTATCTCACGCACTTCTTGCGCTACCTGATTAGTCTTGGTGCGCAACTCGCCAGGATTAGCACGAAGAATTGGCGAACTATTCAATGTGCGCAATTCTTCTAGCTTATCCTTGCGTTGTTGCTGTATCTTACTAATCTGTGAATTGAATTGCGCAAGCTGTAGCAACACTGGCTGCATATCTTCTGGAACACCAGCACGTCCACCACCAAACTCCGGTTCACGCAAGCGTGTAGATGGGCCAATCGTGCCTTCACCACCACGTATCTGCCCTAGATTGCGTGTGATAGTGTCTAACTTCTGCTCCATAGCTAGGATTGTTTCACCAACAACGTCATTACTGCGCATTCTGCGTTCTTGGCCGAACATTGCTGGACCTACGATACGCGCACCACCAGTAATGTTCGCACCGTACTGCCCAAGCGTTGCTTTTGCAGCAGCCGCAGTCCCCTCAGTACGTTGCACAATACCAAACGTGCGCCATAGGTCCAGCAATGCTTCGCCCCCATAGCCTAGTGCAGTCTGCAACACTGTTGCAGTGTATCTATCGCTTACATCGTTATTCATCATTAGACGATCAAGCGATTTAGTGCTGCGATCAGGTGCAATACGTGGACCAGTAGCAAATGACATAGCATCCTCTACTGTGCTGCCAGTAATCATGCGTGAAGCTGCATCAACTGCGCCAAGCATCGGTATATCAGCACCCGCTAAGCCAAATGACGCGCGCATACGCTGATCATTCCCATCCTCAATGAGCCTATGCAGGCTATCACGCAGCGGTGCATAGCGTTCTGTGAAGAAATCAGGGTTATCTACATCAAAACCAGCTTGAATTGACCCCAATACAGCGCTAAAGAACGGTGCGAATGACTGTTCAATGGGTACACGAATGCTGCTTTCAGGATCATCACTGTTCCAATAGAAACGAAACGCACCAGCAGCATCACGGCTATCACGTGTTAGCAAATGTGCCACAGATTTAGGTGGCTTGCCTTCTGCAATCGCACGTTCATCTGCATCTACAGCAGATTGCAGCATTGCAGTAGTAGCCATAGTAGCAAACATAGCAGTGCGCACCGCAAATGCCGCAGGTTCACGCTTGAAAGCCTTGACAGGTTGGTGCGCACCCTGCACCATGATGTTACCATATGGAACCATAGATAGCACACCTTGCACAATGCGGTAATTACCATATTGTGATGGATCACCCGTCACAGATCGTGCAAAGCCAATAGTACCACGATCATTGCGGCCTTTGTTTGCACGATAAATAGCGCTTTGTGGTGCGTTAGCTACTAGATCAAGAAACTTAGAATACCCCTGCCATATCTTGCGCATAGTAATCGGCGTTATACGCGCACCTTTTACAGCGGCATATTCACGAAACTGTTCTAGCGAACGTACCTTAGTTATATCAGGAGCAAATCCACCGTAATTCATCACCTTCGCATATTCAGGATTATTCTGCGCAAGATTGCGCATCTGCGCAGCAAAGCCCGTCAATCCCTGCCCTTCCATGGCATAGGATAAACCTTGCGCAATCAACCCCTCACTCTTCATACGATGCAGATCACTTGCTTCATAGCTGCGCTTAAATGCGTCAGCCATAGCTTGCGCACGAACAGGACCAAGCTGATTAGCAATGAAGCCGTTCTTGTCTAGTGAACGCTGCAATGCATTACCAAGCACTTGACCACGTAAATCCCACAGATCACGCAATGGTGCTGACAGTACCTGCGCAAAGAATGTTGGATCAACAATGCCAAACTTGCGCGGGCTAATGCCTGTGCTATTCTGTATCCACTTGTCAAGAATGCCAATGCGCAGATGTGGCGGCGCATTGATAAGCGCAGCAACGGCACCCATTGCCATAGATGCGGGAGCCTGTAAGTTACCAAGCAGAAAGCCTATAGGCCCGGTTGTCAACTTCTGCTCTAGCATACGCGCACCATTAGCGATAGGCACGAATGCGCGCGGGTATGGCAACAAGCCTTGGCTTATTGTGGGATCCAATTCAAGTATATATCGTGTTCCATTATGATCACGAAAAGGCACAGGTATGTAGCCTTTAGCTGGTTGCACACCAGGACGATCAGCAAGCACACGCCCAATACCGCTTACAGGCTTTGCAGCGCTATTAGGAAATGTGCTAGATAGATTGTTTGCAACACTCTTCAATGCTTCATTACGGCGAATGAAGTCTAGCGTCTGTCCAATGCCATCCTGCATGTTCATCATGGCATCTTGATAGCGATCAGGTCCAGCATTCTCCGCACGATTACGATTAGTAAGTGGTGAGTTACCTTCCATTGCAGACACAATAGGGCTAAGCCCGGCGCGCTGATTGCGTTCTAATACCAGATCAGCAATCATACGATGCATGTAGTTAGGGTTCTTAGCGCGCATGTCAGCAACTTCTTTTGTTGACCATATGCCCATCTTATGTCCATAATCTAGCAATGCATTGTTAATCTGGCGGTATTCATCAACAATCTTTACTACTTGCGGTGACTGCATTCCTTCTGCCACACGCTGTTTAAGTGTCGCATCATCTATGTCAGACAATGCAGACCTACGAGGTTCACCTTTAACTTGCTCACCAGTCAACGGATCAGTGCGCCATATAGGGTCAGACACTTGCTTGTAATGACCAGTGACAGGATCACGCACAGTCTTAGTATTATCGAGATTAGACTTACGCAAGTCTAATTCATCCATCGCAGCGAGCATATCGTTAAAGCGTGTGAAGTCGTCACGGCTTGTACGCGGATCAACATTTTGACCACGAAGCAGTGATGCACGATATGCGACTTCACTAGGTGGGATTGTCTTAGTACCCCCAGGGAATAAGCCAGTGTCCCACACTTCGCGCAGCACATCGCTATTGACAGCTTCATTGGCGTGTGTGATCACCGTACCCATGATGCTATCACCCTCTTGTCGAGTAATGACACCTTCACGAACACGTTCATCAATGCGGTTGTTCAATACAGTGTACTGATTGAACAATCCATTTTCAATGCCTTCAATCACACCAGTCATAGGCTGCATAGCATCTGGCGTACCGGGCTGTGTTAGCGCTGTTGGATTGGCAGCATCAAGCTGCTTCTGCGCAAAACGGCTTTGAAAGCGCATAGCTGCGCCAACACTGGCAATAGCCAATCCACCAACTACCCATGGCAACACATCTTGTGCAGTCTCATACCATGACTTTTGCCCAGGCGGTACAATGTCATTGAATGGATCAGCAGGGGGTTCTGGCGCTACTACAGACGTAGTACGTGGTGGATTGATGCGCGCAAGTCTTGCTTCTTCTGCCGCATCACCAAGCTGCTCAGCACCGTATGACAATGCTGCACCAGCACCAGCATTCAACGCAATGTTACCCGCAGTGTATGGTGCAGAACCGGGCAATGCAATTTCACCAGCACGAACAACACCGCCAATCGTACCAGCCACACCAGGAGTTTGCTGTAATCTTGTTGGCAGCATACGAACGATGCGATTAGCTGTGCTTGCAGTACTAGCTACAGGACCGCCAAGCGGTATCAATGCAGGGCCAGCAGTTTGTATAAATGCACGTACTGGATCATCCTTAAACTCAGCACGTTGTGCTATGTTTTGATCAAGGAATGTATTCGCGCGCTTGCTCCAATCAGTTAGCCCCTCACTACCGCTTAGATAGCCTGCAAGACCAGCAATGTCAGGCACTGCACCAGTGAAGCCGCGCGCAACATCCATTGCAATGCTCATGCCAGGAATGTTACCAATGATCCCACCGCTAGTTACACGACGCCTAGGCTGCACAATGTCAGCAAATGGATCGTTCTGTTGCGGTGCTGATACAATATCAGCAAAGGGATCACTGCCACTCATTGCATTGTATCCGGGTTAATGCCATTCTGTTGCAAGCGTTGACGAATAGCTTCACGCTGTTGCGGTGTGGTGCTAGGATTGGCCAGATGCCTACGTGCTGACTCAATCATTGCAGCACGTGGATCAGGTGTTTCTAGCGGTGCAACTGTTTCATTATTAGACGGTGCTGCTTGTTGTGTATTGCCTTGTGGTGTTGCAGGTGCAGCATTACCCCGGCCACCACGACGCTGCGCTTCAAGACCAGCAATCAAATCATTAGCACGCTGCCTAGCAGCGGCAATAGCTACATCGCGCTCTTGAGTGATTGCTTGTCGCCGTGCTTGATTAAACTCAGTTTGCAAACGACGAGTAGCATCTGCCATGATAGCAGCCTCTCGACGTGTTAAATCAGCTCTAGCAGCGTTGATAGAACGCTCAATTAGCGCAGCATTGCGCTGATCAATGTTTGCTTGTACATTTGGGCTAACATCACTGCTACCTTCTGGACGCAATGAATACCTGCGACCTGTCGCAGCTACACTCTCACGCAACAAGCTACGATACAAATCACGCGCACCAGGATCAAGCAAGCCTTCTAATTCTGGCGCAGTCATTGCCGACATGCCAGCAGGATTGTTAATGCCCGCAGTCAACAATGCATGACGATTACGTGTTGCCTGATCCTCTAACGCACGACGACGATCCTCTTCACGCATGTCAGATAGTGTTTGATTATGCTGCTCAGTCGCTAGTGTGTAATCACGCTTGGCATCTGCCGCCTTCTGTTCTGCAAGAAAGCGGTGGCCTATGACTTGACTAGCCCCAGGCTGTAGCATAGCCTGCGTCATTGCTTGTTCACCAGCCATTGCACTGCGCAATTCGTCTGCACCGGGCGCACTTACACGACCAATGCGTGTCGGCCTAACTACTGTCAGACTGTATCGTGCCATTGTCTAAGCCTCACATCATGTAGTTATTAGATGCCCATGCTTCGTTGTATGACACAGGGCGATTGACATTGCTGAATGATAGCGATGAAGGATTGTTGTTGTATGTGCCACGATTACGCAAACCTTCACGCTCAGCCATGCGCGTAAGTCCTTGCAGGTATTGACCAATGCTATCAAGACCAACAGGTGTACGGTCCTCTGCATGTTGAACACGTGGTCCATCAAGGCTCATAGCATTACCCAATGCCTGCGGTGCCATGTTAGCACGGCTACGCAGTACATCAGATAGACGTTCATCAAGTACAGTAGGTGTGAATGGTGTACCTTCTGGTGCTGATGCACGTGCAGCAAGCGCACCATACTGATTTAAGCGAGAATTAGTACGCGCACCACGCCGACCTACATATTCACTAGGTGCTTCAAGATCAGCCTCAGCGATTGCAGTGCGTGTATCTGCTATGCGGTTGCGGCCTAATTGAGCAAGTGCTTGCTCTCCACCACTGCCACTGCGAAGTGATACAAGACCAATACGCTTACGCATATCGTCAGCACCACTAGAAGCTCTAGCTGTTCCTGCACGGATCAATGCTCCCCGCAAATCTTCCACACTTTGTGATCCGGTATTGATGCCAGAAAGTATTGCATCAGCCGCTGCACCCTCCCTTAATTGCCTGCCAAAGTTATCTTCACGCAACATACGCGCACGTGGCAAATCTTGTGCAAGGCGTAAGCGTTGTTCTTGATCAGATGCGGCAATCATGCCTTGTGTTGTAGCACTTGGGCGTTCTACCCACCCAACACCAGGCACATATTCGGTTACATCACCACGTGCATTACGTGTTCCTGCACGAGCCATTTCTTCTTGTTGCTGTGCGATGCGGCGATTAGCATAGAATTGCCGCAATGCAAGATCATTCTGTGCATTAGCTGCTTGCTGTGCTTGCGCACCTTGCATCGCACCCATGCCAACACCTGCCGCGCTTAATGCGGCAGATGCTAGCGTTGCTATGGTAAAGGGGTCCATGTCACACTCCTATTAGAATGTTCCACCACCACCAACGCCGCGTTCAGCATTGCGAACACGTTCACGTTCGGCTATAAAGCCAGGTAATGATGCAGGATTAGTCGGACCTTGCGCACTACCACCACGTGTTAGTATGTCGCCAAGATCAAAGAATTGTTGGCCAGCTAGTGCGCTGCTAATGTCACCTTCCAGTGAATTACGCAGTGTACCAGTTAGATCAGACAACTCTGTAGTGTAACCACCAAGATTGAAATCACCACCCAACTCATAGTTACCGGCAGCTTCTCTTGCACGATTACCAATATCACGTGTACGATTGCGATAGCCTTGAATGACCGCGCTACCAAGGTTATTAGCGGTGCTACGGCCTGCTTGTTCCATTTCACCAAGTCGTGCCATTGCAGCATCATACCCAACTTGGTCAAGACTGCCACGACTACGTGCCATGTCTAGCGAGCGAACCGCTTCACCGCGCTGATTGCCAAGAATTGCGTTAATGAATTGATCATCAGCAGTATCTTGAAACAATCCGCGCTCGAAGTTATCAGCAAACGCACGATTAGCCTGCGTAGTGTAGCTTGCACGACGATCAGCCTGTGTGCGATTGATAGCATTGTCTAGTAATGCATCAGTGAAGTATTGCGATGGATTAGTATCCAGATCAGGCAGCGCATTACGGCCACTTCTGATTGCGTTCTCAATCAGGAAGTTATACTGTGTAGGATCAAGACCGCGTTCGGTCAAGCGCTGTGCTGAACGATCACGATAATCGCCAATAGCGGTATCACGTGCCGTTGTGAACTCGCCACGACGCCTAGCAGCATCTTCCTCTTGCCGTTGTCGCTCAGCAGCGCGGTTTGTATCTTCACGTGCAAATTGCTCACGTTGCAACTGCACGGAATTATCAGGGGGTGGTTTATATCCGCCGCCAAAACTCATTGTGTCAACTCCTTGCGCATGAATGCACCGAATGTTTTGTAACCGCGCTTATGATAAGCACGTGCTACGCGAGAAACATCATGTGGAGCAGTAATGCCAAGCACTACTGCATCTGCACCACCACTTTTAGCGTAGTCCTCAGCCGCACGAAGCAATGCTGCGAACGCTAATGTGTGACGCATCTCTGGCATTACATAAAATGCCAGGTCATGTACAAAGAAGCCACCAGTAAATATGTATGGCATCTGTGTTAAGCCAATAAATCCGATAATACCACGCTCATTATGCTCAGCAACGTAACCAATGAGCGTGTTATTATCAATTCTCTCCAAAAACTCATACACTGCTTCACGCATGAATGGTTTATGCGTGTATTTACTCTCATTATACATCAACTCAGACAACAATAGCACCCGCGAGTAGTCATTGCTATGTTTGTAAGTGCGGATACGTATTGACATACTAGCTGCCCAAGCCGTTTTGGGCTATTATACCCCCAAAGTCGGGCTTGTCAAGCCCTTTTCTCACAAATCATCCTCTTCATTACGTACAACTCTGTTACTGATCAGTGAACTTGTGTTGCGATACAATATGGAGTCTGTCAAACGCTCTACTGCTTTGGTCACGGCAGCTACAGCAGTGAGCATTTCACTGTTCAACTCTAATAACTGTTCATCCTTCTTGTCTAGGCGGCGCAATAATGATTTTAACACATTCCAACATGCGACATATCCTGCAAGCAGAATGCCAATGATTGCTGGACTGCTCTCAGCAATGCGGTTAATGAAGCTAAGGTTATCCATTTCATGCTCTCCTACGTGTCCAACGCACATATAAATTACCAGCCGCAGAATTTATTGTGCCGGCACTTATGTTTTGTTGTACAACTGCAAGTGTGTTGCTTGATCCTGTACCCATGCCAGCTAATGCGTGTAGGATCAGCCCGCCATTGTGAAAGCCCGTACCAGGATCATACGATACTTGTACTTGATCACCTTGTCTCATACCTGCAACAGTGTGTGTCACTACACTGTAGCTATTTGGTCCCTGTGATATGCCACTTGGATAATTGATTGTAAACTCTTTTACGCGCGAACCCCACTTATATTGACCACCAAACAACACACGTGGCGTTTGCGCACGTGCAGGAACATACAAGCGCAATGCTTTCAGACGGCCAGTAATAGGTGAAGCACCTTCACCTAGTACGCCAATGAATGCAAATTGCGCGTTAGAATGCAGTGTGATGCGTTGATGTTCATAATACTTCTGCGCTGTTTCATGCGTTACTGCCGTTGTTGCATCGAAGTTAGTGCCAGCAGCCCACCAGCGCGCTGTTGCATTGTAAATGCAACTCATGCCGGCAAAGCGTACAGGTATTAAGCTACCTAATTCATTCTGTGAACCATCCCACTGTGCGACAACCATCTGTAAATTGCTACCACCAACTGCTAATGAAAACTCTTTGCAGGATGAACAATCTACAATGAAGCCTACAGCGTATGCACCATTGATACCCACGTCATTCGTAGTTAGCTCAAAGCTATCACGACCACCAGTAAGCACCATTGCATCGAGCGTAGCGCCAGCAGCAGTGCCTCCAAGTATCGCAAGCTGTTCAAATGCTTTGCCGTTGGCTTCAATCTCTTCATCAAAATACATAGCCTCACGCACAGACGGTACATCTGCAACAAGACGCTGTGTTTCTTCTACACCACCCATCTGGTGCATAACACGCACAGTACCACCAGCACGTGTTACTGCTGCATCGTAGTCAACGCTTAGATTATAGCCCCATGATCCAACATAAGCTACATCATAGAAGCAATCTTGTGCATTAGCAGTATGTCTTGCGGTGAAGTTTGTACAGGCTTCCATACGCATGTCATGTGCAACAATGCCACGACCAGCCACTCCAACTAGGAATGGTATAGCATCACGATAGTTACTGCCATCTGTGTTACGACGTTGTAATTCAAATGATGGAGCGTAGAATACGTGTTGATTATGCAGATTGTAGCTTACAATATCAGCACGAGATAACCGCACACCAAAGCGTGAGAGTGATGTATTGGTTCCACTTGCGTTTGCAAAGTGACCGCCAAAGTAGCGATTAGCATTGTTCCACGAAAACTCACCATCAGTGTGAATGTCGAAGCCATAGCGGCAATCAACAATCTGCCCAATGAATATGAGATTATCTTCAAACCCATGCGCAAGACCGCTACCACTACCAGCAGCAGCGCCTAACGTGCGAACGCCGATAGTGAAGCCTTTAATCCTGCGCACATTGAAATAACAATTATCACAGTTACGTGCAAGCACTCCAATGTCAGACTCGTTTAGCCAATCAGTTGTGGCATTACGCTCAATGTGAATACCATCAAACCATTTGTATTGCACACGTGATGTATTGCCGGCACTGCCAATGGTTAATGCAACACCCGTACCATGATACACAATCTTGCCGCGCATAATCAATCCAGCCGCAGCAGCAGGGAGCGTCAGCGGTGAATTAACTCGATACACGCCATCAGGGATGATTGCAAGCTTGCCTTGTGAACCAGCAGCGTCAAACAACTCTTGCAGCTTAGCTTGCGTATCTGTGACACCAGTGAAATCTGCGCCAAAGTCACCAGCATACAAGCCCAATTCGGCCATTTTATCTGACCATGAACGTGCATCAGCACCAGTACCTATCTGTGTGAAGTACACACCGATGGTGCTGACATCTGCTTGTAGTGCGCTGATTTCATCCTTAGCGAATTGCAACTGCGCTTTCATACCAGTCTTAGAAACTGGCGCAGTAGTAATGAAATCAGGATTGATGTTGCTTACCATTGTTATCTCCTGATGGAGCCAGTGATGTAATACATTTGCAAACCAACAAATGCGATGTACGCATTGCTTTCACCAGTTACACGCAGGCGCATAGAGTTAAACTTAGCTGGCCATGCGTATAGCTGTGCATTGTTTGCAGGGCGTGTTGCGACGTTGGTATTAGCAGGGATTTCCGTCATTTGAAACTGCATAGACAACTCTGGCTGCAAGAAATCATCCACAAACATTTGCAATGAGAACGTGCCGTTGCCTTCACATATAACTGATGCGTACTTAGAATACTTCAACATACCCGTAGTGCGCATATCTGACCATGGCGTAGCAAACGTGTATGGTATCGGCACACCAACTGCGTTTGATAACTCTTCCCAACCAGTGTTATCATCCCACAACTGGCCAGTGTCCCATGTTTGTGTACCACCGATTGAGTAATCATTGTACAATGGATTGTATTGATTGTGGTAGAAGAACACCTTCACACCTTGTGCAAGGAAGATGCGTCCTTCGGCTGTACGACAACCACAACGATACGCCATCTGATCAAAGTACGCCCATGCATTAAACTTCAGCGCACGATCAAAGCAGTACACGAACACATTGTTGTCAGTGTTCACTGCTACGGTATCGCTCTTAGGCACAAAGAACATGATGTGCTGTGCAATGCGATCATGTATGGCGAACACATGCTGCTCTAGCTGTGCTTGCGTAAATGGTGCTAGTGATTGCTGCAAGTCTGTGCCAATTAATGTGCTTTCGCGTGTGGGTGACAGCTTAGCGGTCAATGCTGCACGTTGTACCCCGGCCATGCCAGCCTGATCAAGCAGCAGAATATCATCACCAAGCGGCACAAGGCAGCGATGGCTGACACTGCCATGATTTTCAATCACATCTTCAACATCAGGAATATGCGCAGGATGGTTGCCTGATGTGTCGTATGTACCTAGCTTGATTGCAAGCAGCGTTTCGTTGAATGATACAATCAGTGTATCACGAAATGCCGCAATACCTGTAATGTCAGGACTGCCACGATTAACATACGTATTAGTTACGAAATTGACTGCATCATTATCAACACCAGGATCACCAACAAATGTGCCTGCCACAGCCTTCATACCGATGTACAAAGTAGTTTTATCTGTTGTTGTGTTTGCAAGGATTAGATAATTGTTGCATGTGGTGCAAAACTTTGCAATCGGCACATTCACATTGCTTGCAGTACCTGCGTCATACAGATACGTGCAGGCATAGTTTGGCTGCATACGCAACGGCTTATCCACACCATTGCAAATGATTAGATCACCTGCAAACTGTGTGAAGCTTGCGAAGGTCAAGCCTGTTGACCAGCCACTAGGTGAGTTATTGCCACTAGGTGCTACGCTATTATCTGCGATGGTAGCATCCCAACGCAACGTAGCAACACCTGATGCATTGATGCTGACAATCTTGCCGTTCTTACCAACAGCAATAATCCCCGTGTTGTAATACTCCATTGCAATGATTTCATCAAGTACACCTGTCACATCTGCAAACACAGATGTACCATACCGCAGACGCAAACGGCCATTAGTATCTGGATATAGATTGCGGCATTCAATGATGAAGCGTGTGGATAGATTAAGAGGCGTGTCGAATGTATTCAACCCGCCCTTAAACTCTCTTGCTTCTCTAACACGTATCTTTTCGACATTAGGTATTTGCCGTGTTACACGCAATGATGGATTGCGATTGCGGCGTATTAGCTGCATTATCGTTCCTCCCACCATTCATCAACACCATTTGGATTAGTCCTGCGCGGATCAAGCACAATGACTGCCGTATCAAAGCGGCGAATAAGCTGTGTTAGTCGTGCTTCGAATGCTGCTTGATGTTCAGCAGTCTGTGCGGCATTAGCCGCGTCAGTAGCGGAGTACTTAAATGCAGCACCATTGATCAATACCCATTCATCGAACGGCACAAGCACTGATGGATCCGTGAATAAATCAGGCGGATCAACACGAACACGAATGCGAATAGGCTTATCAATCGTGGTTATTGAAGTCAACGGCCATATGCGAAACAGCTTGTTGCCTTCAGGATCATCAGTTACATTCAATGGCTCTACATAACGTGGTGTAGTGCCTGTTAAACGATATGGATTTTCAATAGAAGATAATTGATCCATTGGACGCGGATTGTTGCCGAAGTACAGATACTGCACATCATGCCAACCCTGCGATGCATTGCTAATAGTACCGACAATTTTGCCGGTGGTTCCATCTAATTGGTGCGCTTCCCACCGCATTAGATGATCCCACCAGCGTTCAGTACGCACCGTTTCATACACTTCACGCAGCTTGTCACCAATAGCATCTTCTGCATATTGCTGAGTGCTAGGACCAGCAACCATGCGCAAAGCTGTTATTGTTGATTGTACAAGTGCAGAATATGAACGAAAGGCCATTACACGGTCCTTGCTGAAAAGAGCCTGTCAGTGACACGCACTGACAGGCCAAGTTAGCAGCTACAGCAAAGGCTACACGTTATGCAGCAAACTGAGCATTACCGTGTAGGTTTGAAGTATCGGCAATGTACCGAACTTCAAACGTGTTTGTACCGTCAGGAATGACAGTCACAGGCAGGTACGTACCGCGCACATCTGCGTTCGTACCAGTAGGAGTCGTTGCATTGGCAAGACCCGCAACGAACGTACCAGCGTTTGCACTTGCAGCGCTGTTCTTGATTTCATTAACCATAGCCTTACCCTTTTCAGGCAAGCCCATCAGGTTAGTGATACCAACATCAAGTGTGACCGCACCACCAGCAGCCCATGCAACGTTATCAATGTAACGAAACGCCTTGACACCAAGCACAGGCGTAGCACCATTGAGCGTAAGCACCTCTTGCATACGCTGACCAAGATAGTCACGACCAGTAATCGTAACCAATGCAGTCGAAGCGCCTGATGCAACAACACGAACACCGCGACCCCAACGACCCATTTGCCCTTCACTTGCAGTATAATTCGCACCTGGGCTTGCATTACCCGCAGAAGAAATGCTCTGTGCTGCAAGAATTGCAGTGTTGTTTGCCGCAAGTGGTGCGCCAAACTCCGCAGTGATCAGGTCATCACCTTCAATGCTAGAAGTGTACACCTTTCGACGCACATTCATACGCACACGTTGCGGGAAGAAAGTGGGAATACGACGCGGCATTTGTTAGGCCCTCCGATTAATCACGCGAACTTCGCGTGTGTTCTTCATTACATGCTGCTTCAAGTCAAGCATACGTTCAACTTCCACTGGCAAGCCAGTGTTGAGATCAATCTCGAAGTTTTCATGCTCAACAATACCAGCACGTGCCATGTCAGCCTTGGTGCGAAACCACACGCTGTGACCAGCAGGGAAATACACCATGTAGCTTTCTGGCACAATTTCCGCATCTTTGACTTCAATGAAGTTTTTACCGAAGTTTGGATTGGCAATCATGTTGCCATCTTCATCTTCGATTTCTTCAGCATTTTTGTCTCTGTTGCGCATGTATTTAGTTTGAAGCAGCTCCTTATTGTACACTACTTCAATCTGAAAGCGTTTTGATTTACGTTGTGCCATGGTATTACCCCGTTGTTCCGTTGCGCAGGACAGCATGTGTACGGAAGCACTTCCAGTTACAGAAGTTACCTTGCCACACAACACGCTTACCAATAGCATCCACAGTCCACGGCGCAACCAGGTTCTTAGTGCGCATGTTCACACCCTTGAGAATGTGCGCACGAAGGTAGGTGCTGTTGATGAAGTATGCACGGTTCACACCGCAATCTTCATCATACAACATTGGAATGCCGTTGTGTGTGACGCCTTCAAAGCCAAGGTCATACATGCCCTTGCCCTTGCTAGACTGATCAAGCGTGATCATCACTTTGTCACGCACCGCTTGGCGATACATGCGAAGGATGTTACGCCCAACGATGATAACATCTGGCTTGTCGCTTTTCAGCTTCAAGTCAAGCAGAATATCATCCATCGCTTCTTCAATGTTCGTAGGATCAAGCGCACCAGCAAACTGATACGCAGACGTACGCCATTGCTGTTCGTTAGCACGTGACAAACCACCAAGTGTGCCAGTAGTCGGATCATCAGGGATCAAAGCAGAAAGTCCTAGTGGATCAGTACCAGTGCCAGCACCGTACAGATATTCACTAAACTTCTCTTTGATTGACATTTCCAACACATTAAGCTTCTCTGTCAAGATTTTGAACAGAGCAGCATCACCAGTGTTTTCGTCAACTTCTTGGTCAGACACGATGAGCGTACCAGCAACACGCGACCAGCCGTAACCAATCGTGGTGAACTCGCTGGTTTCATTGACAGGTACTTCATCGTAGTATTGATACGATGCAACATTTGGGTTACGACCAAGCGTGAGTGGATTAGTGATGTTCGCGCCACCATTCTCCAACTCAACCTTATCATTCGCCATAGCCCATGCAACGAGTGCATTAGACTTGATAGACGCCATAATAAGCTTGCGTCGTGACTTATCAAGCATCGAGTGGATCATCGTATCAAGCGTACCACCCGCTGCAAATTGACTGTTAATCATGTGATCCTCACAGGTTATCTACGTTGAACCCAGCTTCACGCATGACTGATTTAACAATATCACGCGATGATGCTGAATGGTTTTCAGGGGCAGCACGGCGTGGCACAATAGGTACATCGCCGGTCATGGGAGGAGCAGACATGCGCGCATTGTTAGGACGTTGCGGCTGTTTGCCATTTTGCGCTGACAACATCTGATTGCGTACAGATGTGTTCAGGTCCAAACCACGTTGCAGTGCGAATGCTTGCACATGCAATGCTGCCTCACGCAGTGTGAGGGTCGTGTCAGCCTCTAGCAAAGCGATAATCTCTGCTTGCTGATTACGCGCCCAAGGCATAGTAGTGTATAGCGCGTTTAATTCTCTATCAACATTCGCTGCTGTTTCAGCTTCACGTGTAGCAGCTTCACGGTCTTGTTTGAACGGGGATACGGTTTCCTCTACCATGCGGCGGATAGCCGCCATGTCAACCGTGCTACCCAATTCCTCAGTAGTATAGCCCATAGCCCGAAACTCTGTCAAGATAGTTTTTACGGCTTCTGCCGGATTATCTTTCCAGTGCTTGAAGAATTGCAATGCATTAGATACTTCTGCATTTGACAATCCCAATTCACGCGGCAATGTAGCTGCCTCACGATACGCTGCAACTTCTGCTTGCGCGCGTGTAAGATCAGCATTCATCGCTTCAACTTGTGAGCGATATGTGCGCGCTGCTTCAAAGAAGCGGCGTTCGTTACCAGCCTTCGCAATTACCGCACCAGATACAGGGTCAACTAAGTCTCCGGCATTGTTGGCAGGCAAACGACCGCGTGGCTGTTGTTCGCCTTGCGCGTTTTGCCCTCCCTGCTTGTGTTCTTTGCTAGGCTGTTGCGTATTGCGTTCGCCAGTGCTTCTGTCACTCGGTGGTTGTGCAAATTTCTCGCTTTCATCGTCTGACTGTGTAGCTTCTTCTGCCTCACCTTCAATGGTCTGTTGTGTATCTTGGTCATTGGCATCATCCTCTGCTTTCGTGCCAAACATGGAGTCAATCTTATCTTCAATCTTTGTGCCACTCATTGCATTGTTCCTTTGCTGTTATGCCGGATTGTTGTTGTTGACCATACGCAGAACTTCCGGCAATGCTTCTGCGACTGGTACACCACGCGCTAGTGCTGTGCCTAACGCTTGTTTAGCTTGCGGCGGTAATGCATCAATCATCGCCGCTAATTGTTGTAATGCTGGCGCAGTATTACCACCACCTTCACCTGGTGGACCGCCGGCATTGTCAGTGCGTCCTTTTTGTAATGCAGCTTTCGCTTCTTCCTTCATACGCTCTGCCCAATCATCAGGCAGGTCTAATTCATCAAATGCTTCCTCGAACATAGTAAGCGTTGTTTCGAGCACAACACTCGGTGCAAACTGTGCCATCTGTGATAGCAGCTTACCCATTTCAATAGCCTGTTGCTTCTTAGCACTGCTAGTCGGTTTCTGTGTCGAACCGCCTACAGCATCACACCCAAACATGCTGCGCAGTGTTTCAGCATCATAATTCTGCCAACCCTTCGCACGATCAGTACCAAGGATTGCAGAAACCTCTGGTTCTGTCATAAACTGCGCACATAGAAAGCCAATGCCGTAGAATAGCATACCTAATGCATCTTCGATTGCATCAATCTTTTCATCTAAACGCATTGCAGTGCTGCTATTGTAGTTTTCAATAGCACGGTTAGTCGTGTTAGTTTTGAATTGTGCATTACGTAACACATCACTAACACCACTGACACGATCTACTGCCTGCAATGAGCGTTGAGGATCAAATAGCTGCAATGCTTTAAGCATCGCGTTAGGCTTTTCAAGGATCATGTCTTTTAATGAGCGCCCATCAGGCACTTCTACACCATGTGCTGATGGTGATGCTCCTTTAATCCACTTCTCTACAGTCTCCTTGTTGAAGCGTGAGTCATACAGCACATTCTCACGAATGTCTTGCCTTGCACGACGAAACTCGTCATGTATCTCATTCACTGCATCTTGTTGGTCAAGGTAATAAGTGACAGGACTACGCGCATATGCGCCTAGCGGTGTTGTATTAAAGAACACTGGCACAAGCGGATAGAAGTCAGGCAAGCCGTATGGATCATTCTCAACCCAAATAGGCCAATCCCACTTGTTGTCAGCATACAGATACACACGACGAGTAATCTTATCCCAAATACGCCAGCACTTAGTACGTGATGCACGTTCTAGCGCGGTGTTATCATTATATCCATACGCATGTGCTTCGGCGTTTGTATCAAACAGCTTAAAGTTTTGCACATCACCTTCGCTCTTGTCTGATGCAAGCAGCACATGCGTGGGTTCGTACAAGCTAGTTACTTTACCGTTTTCATCCTTCTTGCCATAGCGCGCATTAAGGTATGATGTAGGATATACATCTTCAATCCAGATGTACTTAGCATCACTAAAGTCAGGCATCACAGAGTCAGCATCAACAACGACACTATGTGGTGAGCGATACTTGACAAATGGACCTGCCGCAGTGATGAATGCAAACGACTCGTCAAGAGCCATCAACTCACCTTCAATGACACGTATCTCATGTGTGTCTTTTGCTTTTTCTAGCCGCATCTCAGCATCACGTAACTGCTCTTGCAAACCCTGCAATGACTGTGAACGCTCAGTGTAACCAAACTCAAGCCATGCAATATTACACAACTCAGCAGATAGCACAGCTTGCTTAGCATGTATCTTGAGATTTAGCTTAGGCGCACTCTTACGTGCAGCAATCGCGTTGACAAGGTTCTCAATCTGCGTCACAAACTGCTTGCGATTTTCATCAATGACAGTGAACTCAGCTTGTGGGTTCTTAGCATACAATGCAGGCATGATTGCGCGCACATTGGCATAAACAAGGTTCTCAGTCTCAGACCATTTATCATTACGACGCGCAGAAAAGTAACGATTACCACTACGGCCCTCTTGCGGATTGACGCGATGTGATAGCTGATCATGGTTGTAGTAACGAATGGCTTCATCCCATCCGTCTACATGCAACTTGCGCGCACTTAGCG